AACTTGTGCAATCAGGGTAAGCAATCATTGGTAATCCAATTCTTGGGAAATTAGAAACTCTACCGTTGTCTAAACTTTCTTTAAAGAATTTTGTATAAAAAATGGTAAAGACAATACCAGCCGCGATTGTTGCTAATGAATATAAACCTTGAGCTATAATCTGTAATATGGTAGCAACAGAAATAACGGGTCCTCCAACTGGAGCAAAATTGGTTAAACTTAATATGTAATAAACTAAATCAACCGCTGATTTAACTCCCATTGCAACTATAAAAGGACCTAAAAATAGTAAAACGTATTTAAGAACTGGCCACAATAATGCGATTAAATGGGCAACAAATAATAAAACTAATATTGGGAATGTCAGGATGTTAATTAGTATGTTAAATACAAAAAATATAAAATCAAAATTTCTAATAATGTCATTTACAGGAAATGTATTAACAGTAGATTTGCAAGTCCTATTGTCAATTTCTTTAATACCTAAATGTTTTGCCCTACCTACTCCGTTTTTGTATCTATCCAAAAACATTCCTGTGGTATACACTTTATTGTATTTAAATTCGTAGAATGTGTCTTCACAATCTATCGCTTCTTGTGGATTAACATAATCATCCCAATCAGTACTAAATGCGTAAGACTTTAATAATTCAAATAATTGTAATGGATATTCAGTAAAACTAATATCTTGCGCTTGAGTTGGGTCTACAGGTGTTGCGACAATCAGTAAAGTGTCATTTTGATTTAATGTGATTGAATTTAAAGTTCCCGTATAAACAACACCGTTAATATAGATTGAATAAGACTCTACGTTATTTGTTACAGGATTTGATAATCCAACATTAGACGGTGAAGTATATGTTGATCCTGTAGTTGATCCAATTGGAATTTGAGGATAATTAAAAGTTGTTGGGTTTTGATTAAAAGGATCTGAGTTTCCAGTCCAACCATATTCTTTTACATTTGGAACTAAAAAATCTGCTCTTTGGAAATTACCTTGTAAACCTTGATCGTTTTGCCATTTAAACTTGAATCTATATTTCCCTTTTGTTGGGATTCCTTTTGATGGGTCGTCAGATAAAACTTGTTGTCCAAATTCATTTGTGAAAACATAATCTAAATTCATAGGAACGTTCATTAAAAATGTTCCATCTCCATCAATAACTTTTCCTTCTTCTTCAATATCGTAAAGTTCAAGTAATGGAAGTCCATTAGAATCTGTATTTATAGTCTGTCTAACTGCTTTTATTTCACCAGGACCCGAAACCAATTCACAAAGATTTCCGGTATTATTTTTTGGTTTACAACTAACTTTAAGAGCGTCATCATCTGTTGTTGAGATAATAGACCCCATGAAAATTGATGTAGGTTGTATATTGATATTTGCCTGTTTAGTTAAATCGAAGTCAACTCTTGTTATTCCAACTTGACATAATTCAGAATCCCCCCAAAAAGGTCTAACATCAACATCAAAAACTAAATTTTTAATTTGAGGTAATTCTCTTAAATTAGTTGATGTTCTAAAAGTGGATCCGTTAACTTGAGTTTCTGTCGCTAATCCTTGTTGTATCAAGTCTTGAGGGGATAATGAAAAACATCCAATATCTGATAAGTCAACATCCATTACGATTGTTTGATTTCCAATTGGTACTCCAAAAATCATAAAGTCACCACTCTCATTTGTGGTAACCGTATATCTGTAGTACTTGTCATAAACCTCAATATATGACTCATCCATTAAAACGTCACCAACATTAGGAAATGATCCTGTTGATTGATGTCCATTGTATGATGGTAACTTTGGTAATAAATTATATCTATATCCGGCCTCGTTAGTGTCTGTAATTGTTTTGTATGGATATAGTTCTGATATTACAGGGTCTAATTCGTCCGCATCTTCCAAAGGAATGAACACCGATACTTTCGCCTTTGGTAAACCAAAACCATTATTTACAAAAACTCTACCAACAACAACACCGTAATCGGCGCAGAAACGTGTGTATAAGTCATCGGCTAAAATCTTCAAAGAAAGTATCTCCAAAGATTCCCAGTCTTGTTCGAGGTTTACATTGATATACTTATCAACACCAACTTCGGTCCTAATTCTATATGATTTGGGCATTAAAAATTCGTTTTTTCATAAATAGTTTATTTCCTATTTTAGAAAAGATAAACTTGTTTTTATAAAAATAAATTACTAAGAAAAGTTAACTGATTTAAGGTTAAGAACTCTAACATTTATATCCTTATTTGGATATCTAATTTGATAGATTTGTGTTGGGGTTGCAAAGATTGTATCCGCCGTTGGTTGAATTTGTCTTGTTAATGGGTTTGAGTATGGCATTGACGTTTGAGCCGATGAATATTGACCTCCGACTTGATTAAAGAACGCAACATCAGAAACACTAACAATTCCATTTTCGGTTTGAATTAACCTTCTTAATTCAGATATATTTACATTTTGACCTAACTCTCTAACAAGAGGGTTAAAGAACTCAGAAACAATTTGTATTGTTTTAGATATTATAGCTCCTTGGTTTTGACTATTGTCTAATACAACATCCACAGTAACTGAAAGATCTATAGTTTCCGCAGCTTCAATAGAGATATAGTCATTTATCATTCTATAGTTTGATAAATAATTTGCAACATTTTGTTTTAAGGTGTTAGATACAACATTAGTAAGACTACCACTTGTATCATAAGATAACATTTTTATTCTTATTTTATTATTTTCCTCGGTTATTGCAACTTTTGCAGGTGCTCCAAATTGAGAAGGCATTGTTCTGATTAAAGAATTATAATCGTTAACAGTTACAGCTCTGTTTTGTGCCGCAAAATTAAATGACACCAAATTTCTAACATCTTCAGTTGTTGGTATGTTTGATCCTCCAATTGCGGCCGTTACGTTATTACACTGTAAACTATTTATTACACTTCTGTTTACAGACTCTGAAGGTCCATTGACCGCAAATGATACTGTACCTATCTGATTTATAGTGTTTAGACCAACATTACTAGAAAGTCCACCACCAATCCTGTATTGTACAAATAAAGTTGTGTTTGATGTTAAAGCTGCCCCCAAAGAATAATTATTGGTGTATCTACTTAAATCAAATCCTTTACCATCACGAGCAAATTCTCTTAATTGTTCTTCAGCTGAAATATTACCACCACCAAATGTCATTTTACAAAATCCTTCAGGTGTATATTCCGAAATAAATTTATTGGATGTTGTAATATATCTACCTACTTTAATACCAGGTTGGTCAGATACTTTAGTTGGGTCCTCCACAAATACTCTATCTTGTACTAATGCATCAACTTCAAACCATCTTTCAGGTCCCAAAGTTAAAAAGTCTTGTGGGTTTGGTATGGTAGAATATTGTGTACCAGATTTTAATAATACACTTGAGATACCTAAAATGTTTTTTTCAGGTAAAAATAATTCAAAATATGGTTTTACATCATTTGGGGTAATTACTCTTTTGAATACTTTTGTGATTCCGTTAACTACTACTTCACGTTTTACTATGGTGTAGTTAATTAACTTACCACTTGGGTCAAAATTAGGAATCTTAACTCTATTAGGCGACCCTTCAGCATTGATTGGTGAAGCAAAATCAATATCATAAACTGTTTCAAAAGGTTGTCCCGCCCCATTTACTTGTGATCCCCTTCTCAAAATTCCACAATATCTTAAATCTTCTCTATCTCCAAACGCAGGGACTGTGATTGAAAAATCTACTAACGCAACCGAAGGTCTTTGTCCTGGTATTTTTAAACCATAAGTTCTTGCAATGTTGTAAACTGAATTTTTTTGTTGAGCAAACTGTAAAACAGTTTCTTGAATACTTCTATCTATTTGATAATTTAAATTGTCAGTTACTGCGGCATTCAAATCTAACATGACTGAGAAAATACCAGCATCGTTAAAATTTTGGACTAAATCAGGATAGTAAGTCCTCGTAAAATTTATAAGCTCTGTTCTTACTCCTTGGAAATCCCTAACCGTATAGGATATTTTTTTCTCTGCCATATATTATTAAATATTTAATATCACAAAATCTTGTGATTCAAAAGCCGAATCTGTTATTCTGTAATCAATTTTGATTCTTGCCGTATGTTCTAAATTAGAAATGTTAGTAACTCTAAATTCTCTTTCACCATCTTGGTTTACAGTATAACCTTTATCTTCTAAACCAGCAGAACCTGGTTCAACGGTAATATTAGTTATCTGTAAATTAGGCATGTAAGTCCTTACTGTGTCTCTTATTTCTGACTCAATATCAGAAAACGTAGGACCATCTAATGGTTCGAAAATAAATTCATATAATCTAGTACCAAAATCGGGTAAAAAATATCTACTACCTTTTCTAGTTAATAATAAATGAACTAGATTAGATCTAATTTCACCCTCAGTAGAATTAGTAACATCCAAATATCTACCAGTGAATGAATCCACGAAAGGGAACGAAATACCATAAGTTATACCATTTGCCATATCACATATAAATATAAGTTAGGTTTTTTTTAAGTAAAAAAAAATCACGACATAGCCGTGATTTTTAATTTATTAAACTTAATTGTTTTTAGGATGAACAACCAAAACATTCAAAATCAGAATTATCAGGTCTTGACGGTAGATTTAAATGTGAATAATCTACTTTAGGGGGTTCTGGTGTAGTTTTTGGTTTTTCTCTTTTGGAGATGTCCATAGCTAAGTGTTTTGCTCCTGTTGAGATCGCTTTAGTTCTAACATAATAACAAAGTGTTTTCAGACCTCTCTCCCAAGAGTGGAAGTGTGATGAAGTGATCTTTGATAATGTAGGGTTAGACATATAGATATTCATTGATTGTGATTGATCAATAAATGGTGCTCTATCTGCCGCCATATCAATAAGTTGTTTTTGTGAGATCTCCCAAATTGTTTTATACTTAGGAATTAAATGCTCAATTCGTTTAACTTTCTTATTGTAATTTTTATCTTCAGGGTCTAAATGATTATTGAAGTTAATATTTTGAATTGACCCTTCATTAAATATAATTTCATTTTTTAAGTCTTCAGACCAAATACCAATCTTTTCAAAATCATTGATTAGATATTTGTTAACAATCATAATTTCACCACCAACAACTCGTCTGTTAAAGATTGCTGAGTGCGCTGGTTCTGTCATTTCATATGAACCTGTGATTTTTGCAGAAGACGCCACAGGCATTTGAGCCGTGAACAATGAATTACAAACACCATGAGATTTAACATTTTCTTTCAATTTGTTCCAATCCCACATTCCTGAAAGTTTTGTTTCGTCTACATTCCACATATCAAATTGGAATCTCCCTTGAGACATTGGTGATCCTTCAAAGAAATCGTAAGGTTTGTACTTACCGTTTATACATAACTGATTACTTTCGTAAATCGCCGCATAATAGATAGTTTCAAAAATGTCTCTATTTAATTTTTTAGCTTCTTCAGAAGTAAAAATATAATCCATCAAATAGAACACATCG